GGCTTAGTTGCCGCCCTTGCGGAAGTTGCTGCGGTGGCGCTTGGTGATAGGGTCGTCCAGAATTTCCAGCTCCATATCGCAGGTATAGCCGCCGGAGTCGTCCAGGGTGTGCGTGACCTGCTGCACCAGCCAGTCCTCGTCATCAATCTCCGCCTTGCTCCAGCCGGAGAGTGTCACGGGCGCCTCCGGCCGCAGCTGCGGCACGCCGATGGCCATGGTGTAGTTAAACGTGGCCTGGCTGCGCTTGGTGCGCTCCAGTTCGGCCGTGGCGGCCGCCTCGGCCTCGGCCTCGCTGGCGTACTTCTCCGGCAGCACCTTGACATTGTGGTTGTCCTCGCCGCCCACGATCACGCTGTGGCGCTTCTTCTCCCCGTTGCTGTACCAGTAGGCGCGCACCGCGCTGTAGTTCTCGCGCTCGGAAATGTGGAAGCGGTGGCGGTCGCCATCCCGGCGCGTCAGCGCGATGGCGGGGATTTCCTGCCCGCTCATGGTGGCGCCGGTGCCAATCGGCAGGAACAGCAGATTTCCCTCTTTCACGGTCATCACGGCGTCAAAGCGCCGCGCCAGGCGCGTCAGGAAAGACATATCGCTTTCGTGGGTCTGGTCGATGTGCGGGATCTTGAACTTGCCCAGCTCGTCGCCCACCTTCGGCGTCAGCTTATGGCGGCCGGCGATGGTCTGCACAATCTCGCCAATGGTCTGGTTGTGCCAGCTCTTTTCCTGGCGTTCGCCCATGCCCTTGGTCATGGACGCGCTGCGGGCGCGCACCGTGATGGTGTCCGGCGTGCCGGCGTGTTCCACCTCGTTGACGGTGAAAGAGCCCTTGTCCACCAGTGCCTGGCCACTCCAGCCGATGGCCACGGCCAGCACGGCGCCGCGCTTGGGGATTTCCAGGCCGCCGTCGCTGTCGTCCAGCACCAGGTCCAGCGTGTCGGCCTCGTCGGCGCGGCATTCGCGGACCGACAGGCGCATCATGCGCGGGTCAATCATGCTGGTCAGGTCGCGGCCGTCCAGCGTGATGGTGAAGTCAGGGGCCAGCAGCGGGGAGCTGTCCTGGTTCATGGCCGCCCCCTGCTCTGCGCCATGGAGCTGGCCCGGTTGTCGTCGGTGCGCTCCAGGGTAATGGAGAAGTCCACGCGGCGCGGCCGGCCGCTGGCGTCCAGGTTGGTCCCGGTCTGGTGCATCCCGGTGATGAGGTAGGCGCCAAACACGGTTCCGGCGCCGTCGACCAGGGCATAGGCCTGGCCCTTGCTGCCCATGGCGCGCAGGTCATCCAGGGACGACAGCGTGCCGGCCAGCTCCGGCACGAGGACGCCGGAAATGGTGATGGTGTCGTCGCCGTCGCCGGTGAACTGGCGGGCCGCGCGGGCGCCCACGCGGGCGTTGCTGGCGTGCTTCCATTGGGTCTGTCGCTGCAGCTCCTGGTGGGCCAGCGTAGACATGCCAAACACGAATTGGTCAAGAGACATCAGCATAGGGGCTCCTTAATCGCTCAGGCGCGAACCGATGCGGGCACGCTTCATTTGGTCGCGCTTGTCCAGCTCGGCGCGTACTGCCCGCGCGATGGCTTCCGGGTCGCTGCCTGGGCCGGGGTTGATGGTGATGGTGATGGTGTCGCCACCCGGTGCGGCCGCGCCGGCGCCGCGCGCTGCTCCGATCGGAGAACGGGTGTCGATCGCCAGGCCGGCCGCGCCGGATCCGTCCGGCGTGAAGCCGTCCACGGCGGTCTTGGCCAGGCCCACGGCCGCCTTGGCCACCTTGGCCTTTTCCCCGTTGATGCCCAGGGCCGCGCCTTCGCTGATGAACCCGCCCAGCTCGCCAAACACGCGGCTAGGGGAGTGGATCCCCAGCTTTTCCTTGAACCAGGACACGGTGCCATCGGCCACGCTGCTGATGGCATCCCGCACCATTCCCAGTCCGCCGGTGATGCCGTTGACCAGGCCGCTAATCAGGTTGCCGCCGAACTCGGAGAACTTGCCCGGTAGCTCGATGCCGAACCAGGACAGCACGGCCGCGAAGGCCTGGTAGAACAGGCCCATGGGGGACCAGTTCAACAGCAGGGCGCCGATGCCGGCCAGGCCGCCGGAAAAGGCCTGGCTGATGGTGGACCAGATCCCCATGAAGAAGCCCTTGATGGGTTCCCAATACTGGTAGATCAGGTACGCCGCCACGGCAATGCCGGTGATGATGAGGCCAATAGGATTCATCAGCAGGGCGCGGCCCAGGAACATGATGGCGCTGCCGGCCATGCTGATGCCGCGCGTGACCAGTCCCAGCACGTTGGCGAAGATGCCGCCCTGCAGGCCCAGCGCCGTCATGCCCATGCGAATGGCCGCGAACGGCCCCAGAATACTGGCCATCAGCAGCAGCAGCGCGCCGCCGGCGGCCAGCAGGATGGCCAGCACGGCCGCTGTTTTCATCAGGACGCCGGCCAGGCGCGGATTCTCGCGCGCCCAGGCGCCCATGCCCTGGGCCACGTCGCCCAGCCAGGTGGTGAGTGCTTTCAGTTCCGGGGCGATGCTTTCGCCCAGGGCCACCATGGCGTTGGTGAAGGTGCCGGTGGTCGCTTCCCACAGGTTTTTCAGGGTGCCCAGCTGAACGTTGACACGCTCCTGCAGGGACGCCTGGGCGTTCATCTTGGCCGCCGTTTCCTTGTAGCCATTGACGCCCTTTTCCATCAGCAGCGCGACGGCCTGCAGGGTTTCGGCGTCGTCGCCAAACACCTCTTTCAGCACGCCCAGGCGTTTCTGGGTAGTCAGGCCTTTGAGCTTGTCGAACTGCGCGAACATCTTGTCCAGGCCGCCGAACTCGCCCTTGCCGTCAGTGAAATCCAGTTGCTGGCCAGCGCCCAGGGACTTGTTGGCTTTGCCGATCTTCTTGCTGTCCAGGGACATTTGGAAGATCTTGCGGAAGGCGTTACCGGACGCCTCGCCCTTCATGCCGGCCTGGTCGGCCATCACCAGCAGCGGCGCCAGGGCCTTGGCCCCTTCCAGGCCTTTCTGCTTGATGGTGTCCATGGCTGGCGAGAGCTTGGCGAAGCCCTGCAGCATGTTGTTGTCGTCCACGCCCAGGTAGAACGTGCGCTGGATCAGGTCCATCAGCGGCAGCATTTCCTTGGCCGTGGCGCGCGTGGCGTCCTGCATCTTGGCCGCGAACTCGGCCGCCTCGTCGGGCGCCTTTTTCAGCTGCACGCCCAGGTAGGCCGTGGCCTCGCCCACGCCACCCAGGATCGACTCGGCGCTGATGCCCTGCCGGGTCAGCATGGTCATCATGTCCTGGAAGTCGGAGGTAGTGCCCGGCAGCTTGTCGCCCATCTTCATGGCCAGGGCGTTGATCTTCTCGAACTCCGGTGGGACCACGGATCCGGCCCGCATCAGTGCTGCTTTCAGCTGGGTGGCCGAATCCTCGGCTTTGGCGTAGTCCGTGACCGGCACTTTCAGCGCGGCGCCGGTGGCCACGCCGGCGGCCAGTGCGCCGGCGCCCATGCCGGCCATCTTGCCGGCCTTGGCCTGGGTGGCGTTCATGCGTTCGCGGGCTTCGGCTAGGGTGCGTTCGCGCGCGGCCAGCTGGGCCAGCTGGGACTGCTGCGTGGTGATGGCGCCGTTGGCGGCCGAAATGCGGGCGCGCAGCTCGCGCTGATGCTGCCCCAGGTTGCGGGTGTCGATGCCGGCGCCGGACAGGCTGGTGCGCAGCCCCTGCAGCTGCTGCTGCTGGCGTTCGTGCGTGGTGCCGAGCTGCGCGGCCGCCCGTTTCGCTGCGGTGAATTCGCGCGCCATGGCGCGGCTGGGGTTGGCGGTGGCGTTCATGGTGGCGGCCAGCTCGGCCACGCGCTTTTGCGCGGCCTGCAGCTGGGTGGCCGTGGCCCGCATCCCGCTGTGCAGCTCGCGGAAGGCCGCCACGTCCTTCTGGGTCTTCTCCAGCTCTTTCAGCTCGCCGCGCGACTGGCGCAGCGAGCCGGCCAGCTGGCGGCTGCTGGCGGTGATGGCGCGAAATGGGCGCGTGGCGGCGTCGATCATGCCGAACACTACCCGTAGCTTGAGGTCGTTCATTTATCGCTTTCGTGTCGTTCTCGTGCGCGTTCGCGCCAGTCCATCAGCTCGGCCAGGCTGAATTCGTACATCGCCTGGGGTGGCCAGTGAAAGACCACCGCCAGGTCGGCCATGGCGTCCTCTACGCGGTTTGGGAGGCCAGCTGCGCAAGCGCGGCCTTCGGTGCCAAAAAACCGGCAAACGCCATCCCTAGCTGTACCAGGTCGGCCGGATCCAGGCGGTGGACGTCCTGCTCGGTCAGGGTGGGCGAGGAAATGCGCGGCAGCACCTTGGACAGCGCATTCACGTCCAGGGCCACCAGGTCCTGCAGCGTGGTGCCGCGCAGCGTGCCGGCGTTGGGCTTGGCCAGGGTGATTTCGGTAATGGTTTGCTCGCCGCGCTGCAGCGGGGTGTCCAGGGTGATGGTTTCGGTGGTCTTGGTTTGCATGGTGGTGGTTCCTATGGGATGGGGTTTAGCCGCCCACCTGGTGGCGGACGGCTGGGAGGGTTACAGGCCGATGGCCTTGCGTTGGTCGGCCAGGCGGTCCACGCCCTTGACCTTCTCGATGCCGGCCAGCACGTCGATCTCGATCACGTCCTCGCCGTTGATGGTCAGCTTGTAGTACGAGAGGGTGGTGACCACCTTGAACGTGGTTTCGCCGGCCATCTTGGCCGTGCCCATGTCGATTTCCTTGCGGCGGCCGCGCACGGTCACTTCCACGCTGTCGTGGGTGTCGCTGTCCTCAGCGCGGTAGGCGCCGGAGAAACGGACCTGCACGCCGTCATGCTTGAGCAAGCCCCACTGTTCCAGGATCGGGCGCATGATGCCGCCGTAGGTCTCTTCCATGGTCATCACTTCCATGCCCTGGTCGGTTTCGACCTCGCCCGACATGCCGGCGCCGCGCCAGGCTTCCATCTTGCGCGACAGCTTCGGCAGCTGCAGCTCGGCCACCTGGCCCTGGTAGCTGTTGCCGCTGTCGAATACGTTGAAATTCTTGAGTTTCTTTGGCAATGCCATATCGTTTTCCTTCTCGGTGATGGGGGATTAAGCGGCCGCCAGCAGGGCCGCGAAGTCGGCCAGGTAGCGGTCGGTCTTGCGCTGGCGCAGGTTCAGGTTTTCCAGCGGCGGCACGTCGGTGAAGTCGTAGTCCAGGACCAGCTTGCCGGCGGACAGCTGGCTGGCGGAGTTGGCGGCGGGATCCACCCAGCAGTTGAAGCCGATCAGGTAGCCGTCGCGCACCAGCTGGCGGCCTTGGCCGTTGATGTACTCCACGATGTCCTTGGCCAGCGAAGGGTGAATGCCCTTGTCCACAGCCCAGGCCACGCCGTCCGCCATCAGGGTTTTCAGCACCTGGGCGGTACGCACGGTGGATTCAAACTGGAACAGCGGGTCATCGGAACAGGTGCGATTGCCCCAGAAGCGGAAACCGTCGCGGCGCACCAGGGTGGTCACGTCCAGCTCGTTCAGGTAGTTGGCATCGGTGGCCGCGTTCTGCATGTCGAAGTACACGTCCTTGCTGATGCCGGTCACGCCGTTCAGGGCCACATTCGACAGCGTTTTGTGCCAGCCCACCTCCTGGTCGATCTTGGCGCGCAGGCCCAGGGCGCAGGCCACGGCCGGAATCACCTGGTCGGCGTTGGCGGTGGTATCCCAGGCCAGGAAGTCGGGCCACATCAGCATCAGCTCGCGCTGCGAGAAGCCGGCGCGGTAGGCCGTCACTTCTTCCTTGGTGGCGCAGCCGTTGGCGTTGGCGTAGGCGAAGGCGCCCAGCTGCTGGGCGATGCCGGCCAGCTCGGTGGCCACGGCTTGCGTATCGAGGCCAGGCACGCCCAGGATGCGCGGACGGATGCCCAGGCGGGCCTCGGCCGTCAGCAGGGCTTTCAGGCCGGTGTATTTGCCGTTCAGGGTGCCGCCCACGATGTTGCTGGTGGTTTCGGCAGCGCTGACGCCTTCGGCCACGCGCACCACGATGGTGTAGGGCTTGGTCTGGGAT